CAAGGTTTCCAACTACAGGAACGAACGAACCAACAGCGGCTCCAATTGCGGCTCCAGCACCAACACCTTTTGCTATGTTGGAAGCACTTACAACCTTCTCCGTACCAGTCTGAACCTGGCCACCACCAAGGGCCGAAGCGTTTTTGTTCAGTTCGAGAATAGCCGTCTGATATTGCTTTGCTCCGGCTATTGCTTTTGCATACGGATTCTCAGTCGAGCTGAAAATGTTCGTTTCCTTGTAGGCTTCCGCTTCAATTCTTGCCATGGACAGCTTGTGCGCCGATTCGGTGATAGCCGCATTCCAGGCTTCCTCAGCTTCTTTGTTTTTGTTGATCTGTTCGGCAACCATTGAATAGAGGTCAACCATACCGGAAATACCGGCGTTAATGATATCCCCCTTTGTGGCCGTTTTGCTGAATGAGGTTGAAATGTTGTCGATGCTACCGGCCAGGCCGCTGATGACGCTTCCAATCTCCCCCAAAGCGCCTCCGGACAATTCAAGAGCCCCACCAAGATCAATAAGCGATGAGGACAGCTTTCTTGTGATGTCCAGTATATCCTCCCACTTCTCCAAATCGGTGGTTTCGGATGATGCCTTTTTGACTTTCTCAAGGGCTTGCTTGAGCTTTTCAGCCTCTTCCTTAGTGAGGTTGAGGGATGCAATCAATTGAGGGGATAACTCGATACCGTTGATAACTTCATCAACTTTTTCAAGCTCCTTGAAGCTGAGTTTGGAAATATCCTCAAACAAAGGCAAAGCCTCTTTGATCTTCTTTGTAATGAAGTCGGAGCCGTCACCGTTGAACAAGTCAAGCAGCCCGTTCTCTTCGAGCAGTTCGTCTCTCAGTCTGTCAAGGGCTTTCTTTCGCTCCCTTTCCAGAACCTTGATTCGTTCAGTATTGCCAGGGTCATTCTTTACCAGTACGGCCTCTTCCTGATTAAACTTTAGGTTGATGTCTCTCCTTTTTTCGTCAAAGGTTTGGTAGGATTGTTCCAGGCTTTTAACCAGCTTCTCCGTATCCGCTTTGTAGACAATCGTTGCCGTGTGGGTTGATTGATCTAATTCGGAGGTGTCTTTTAGGCTCGTACTGGGCTTAAAAAGCCCCTTGCTGCCACTCTTCTCCCATGCCAGACGCTCAGCGTCCTGTTGGGCTTCCAAAAGCTCCTGGGCACGTTTTTTGATGTCTAAAAGGTCCTGTTTATGCTTCAACTCAATCAGCTCAGTTTCTTTGGCGAAACCGTCCTCTTTCGTTTCGGCCAGCTTCTTTTGGTTGTCAAGCTCGGCTTGCTCTTTCTCGATTGCTGCCTTTTTGGAGTTGTTTACCTCTTGAAGTTCAAGGTCGGCAATTTTTTGGGCGGCCTTGGCGATTTCGTCAGCCGTTTTGGCTTTAATCTTTGCCGGTGACCAGGCGAGTAATTTCTTCTCGGCTTCTGCGATTGTTGCGGAAAGCTTTTTCCACACTTCACCACCAATCTGACTTTCAGTTAGGGCGTCACGTTCCTCCTGGGCTTTCTTCTTGATGTTTTCCCAATAGGACTTATTCCCTCCACCGGTTGCGACCTCTGTTGGTTTGAGCCCTTGGATGTGACCGGTTATGATGCTGATTTTGTTGTCGAGCGCATCGATACCGGCAAGATTGGTCCACGACTGCAAGCCAAATTGCCCCCAGGCGGTGTTCAGGTCCTTGGTGGAGTTTTGGAGGTTGACAATCGATGTTCTTTGCTGTTGTAGGAGTGACAGCTGGTTTTCATAGTAGGCAAGCCTTTCCTCTTCGGGAAGGTTGTCGATTTTCGCCTGTTCACGGATTTCTTCCAGCTGCCTGAGCTTTGTCTTAAGGATGTCAACCTTGGCCTGGGCGACTTCCGCTTTTTCGGCCATTCGGGTGACAGCCCATGAGTTTTCGTTCCTACCGCTTGTTGAGGTGAAATTCTCAATTTTCAGTTGCTCAATCTCGTTAAGGGTCTTTTGAAGCTCAGCGTTAAGTGTTTTGTACTCCTGTTCGTCAATGTAGGTGTTGACCCTGATCTTGATTTCTTTGTCACTAAGGTTCTTGAATTGTTCAAGGCTCAGGTCATTAAAAGCATCCGGTGCTGTTTTTTTCAACTCCTCATAAGCTTTTCTCAGACCAATAGCTGTCGTAGCTTCATCACGCATTTTGGCAATGAGCTGATCGGTCTTGGTAACAAGCCTTTCCTTGGCTTCCGCGGATTCTTTGAGGGTTTCGTTGAGTTCGTTCTGTGCTTTTTCGGCTGCTGTGGTCCTGTCTTTGAACAGGATCAGAGCGGCCACAACGGCAGCGATAGCCACAGCGGCCATCACATAGGGGTTGGCCATGACGGCCTTGTTGAGGGCCAATTGTACAGCGGTAAGTCTTGCTTTGACTACTGCAGCAAAGGCTTCTGCGTTGGTTAGTGCAATAGTGGCACCGGTTTCAGCACTTATGGCCAGAGCTCTCTGTAAGGCCATGGCTTGCTGAATTTTCTGAACAGCTGCAAGAGTGATAAGAGCGGCTTTGTAAGCTCCGTAAGTAATAACCAGCCCTGCGATTATCTTTCCGACTGTTTCGTAGTGTTCAACTAAGAAAGCACCTGTTGAAATAACGGCATTGATTGCGCCCTCCTGGCTTCTACCCATTTCATTGAACATGACGTTTACAGCGTCCTCAAGGTTGGAGATCTGACCTGTGATGGTCTTGCTTTGTTTCTCCATCAACCCTCCAAATTTTCCTCCCTCGTTGGTCATTGCCCAAATGGCCTTCTGAACCTCTTCGGCTCCCACTCTTCCAGCGGTGACCATTTCTGAGATTTCCTCTTTGGCTACCCCGAACTGTTTAGCCAATTCTTCAACCAAGGGGATACCTCTACCCATAAACTGGCGCATATCCTGGGTGAAGAGTCTACCTTGCACCATGGTGGTACCGTACAGGTAGACCAAATCATTTAATGGGATGGAGAGCCCGGCAGCAATATCCCCGAGCCTTGTGATCGTTTCTTGTACATCCTCAGCAGCTGTACCATAGGCAAGCAGCTGTTTTGCACCTTGTGATACGGATTCGAGTGAAAAAGGTGTTGTTGCAGCGGTCTCAATCATTTGGGCCATCAAGGCATCAGCCTTTTCCTTACTGCCCAGCATTGTCTCAAAGGCTACTTCCAGCTGTTGGAACTGACCCCTGATTTGGGCCATCTTGGACACGAATTGACTGGCTTCACGCAATCCGAAGGCAATACCGACACCGGCAGCGACCTTTCTAGCCATGTTGTCAATTCGGGCACCCTCAGCCTCTGCCGTATCGCCGATGCTGTTGAGTATCCTTGTTGATTGCCTGGCATCCCGTTGAAGCTGAGAATTATCTATTCCAGCACCAAACCATATCCTGCCGTCCCTGTCGCTCATTTCGATTCCCGTATTAACTTGCTGATGACGCCCTTGTTTTTAGGGTCGTCACCGCTGATGGTGGCTTTCTTTTTTGTGTTGTACGTTGGTAGTGCCCTGCTGTAGAGGTTTACATTTTGCCAGGACATTTTCAAGACCTCCTTGGGGCTAACCTTTAGGACTTGTGATGCACCAATGACTACCGACCAGATCGAGTCGCTTTCCCCACTTCCCTTGTTGGCTTGGTCAGATTTATCTCTATCAGGGAAGTGGTAAAGCCGAAAAAAGAGCTGATCTCCATTCTCTCTACAAGCAACATGGCTGTCATTTGGTCAATCTCGCTCGGTCTCATCTTTTTCAAAATGATGGAAGCAAGCTCGGCCTTTTTGTCAACGGTCACTTCTTTGAATCTCAGAAACCTCCTTTTCCTTACGACCTCTGTGAGCCCTTCGCTGCCCAGAATGAGTACGGCCAGCACATTACCGATACCCCGACAATCCTTTGCAATCCTAAGAGTCTCGGAAAGTAAATGGCTCTTTTCGTGGTCGATTTGGTAATCGGGCAGTTTGGCTACCTCCTCCGATGCCAGGATAAGCGTCTCGGTGGTTGGAGGGGCAACGTTGTATGTCACCCCTCCAATGGTCACCGGGTAAGGCCGTTCAAGGATCGCATCAGCGGTCTTTGTTTCAGCCTTTTTCATTATTCTGCCGTCTTGGTGTATGCTTCAAGCTGGGCACCGGTCTTGGGCTTGACAGAGTAGAAGGTATACTTCAACATCTTACCCTTGGCTGAGGACCATTCTGTTTCTACCTGGACAATGGTTTTACGCATGATGAACCCTTCAAGGGTGTCATCTTCGGGTGTCAACCGTACACACTGGTAGCCTTCAACGATACCATCGCTGGGCGTCATAGGTTGGCTTGCACCTTTGGCCAGAAACACGCTCATGGCAAACTGGTAGGTGGAGGGTTCCACTTTGGCGGCAACCCTTTCATGGCCTTCGCCAAAAAGTTCTTTCAGAGAACCCTTGTTGGTGGTCAACAGAGCGGAATTCTCTTCACAGGTGGGCATAGGCGTGAAGCTCGCAGGAGCGGCATCTTCGGCTCCGGTTGCCCCGTATTCGATTAGGGGTTTTCCCCAGGAAATATCTTCCATGATCAAAAAGTTTTTAATTCAAATTTCAACTGTATGTTCACAAAATGCTGGCTAATACCTTCAACCGGAAACGATTGAATCATAGAAGCAAGCGAAAAGCGGTAATTTGATGGCTTTAACGACCCTATCAGCGTATTAGCGGCTTGCGCAAGGGCCCTGCATCGGGCTTTGTCCTTTACAGGTTTCGGTGGCTTTTGGCCGGTGTCAATGTCGGGAACGTAGATATTGATGGTCACAACCCCAATTTGAAACTGGCCGTCAATACCGGTCATAAATGAAATAACCGCATCTTCGGTAGTTGCGTTGAGGGGCCTGATACCGGCACTCGGATAGATTTTGCCCTTGATCATCGTTTTCAATGGGCTTGCGTTGAGTATCGCAAACACATCATCTTCGATTTCTTCGGCTACCTTTTTCATGTCGTTTTGAATCCAAGTTGTTTCAATAGTTGAGGTATCAGGACCTCTGCCTGTAGTTCTCCGGACTTCAACACGTTTCTGCCCGTGGCTTCAACATATGTGGCGTAGTTCATTCCTGCTACCAGTATGAGGACTAACCCTCGGTCGTTCTCGGCTACCAGTTCGCTCATAAACTCTCTACCGGCTGCCAGCCCTTTAGTGCCTCCCCTGACTTTTTCGAAGCCCCCCTTGTGGACCACAACACCATCCCTCAGAACCATGAAGCCAATGGAGCTTCTTAGATTGCCGGTTTGGTCGATGTAACCCGGGTTGGTTCGTGCATTTTTGACGCATTCCTTTCCGATGTAGGTCAGGGTTCTGAGCAACACCTGGACTTTCTTCTCAATCTGCTCAGCCAAGTAGGTATAAACATCTTCAAGGGATGTGGTTTGGCGCATCATATCAGAACCTGTATTCTCTGGACCGCATCCAGGAAGCGGATGTTCTCAAACAACACGTTGTGTCTACCAAACTCCCTCCCTCTTGAATCAACCAGTTCAATGACACCTGGAACGATTACGTCCTTGTAGTCCATTGATAGCTGAATCTCGAAGGTTGCATCAACGTACTGACCATCTTCGTACTTGACCAAATGACCTTTGGTGGGGATGATCTGGCATTTCAAGCTTATCGGCTGACCCTCGGTTACCGGTATGGGGTCTCCGTTCTCGGCAAACCCACCGCCCGATGTTGTCGGTATTCTCAAAATGCCTTCCATCACTCCAGTCTTTTGATAGTCGCTTCTTTGATGTAGTTGGAGCTGTCTAACCCAATTTGCCGGCAAAGCCTTTTGATTTGGTTCTCTACAGCTTCCTTGTTGAAGTTGAAGGACACCCCACCCTCTCCGACACCGCCCAGGGAAACCATCTGGCTGAGGATTTCAATGACAATCAGCGTTATCGTTGGTTCGCTCGTGATGGTCGCTTCGGCAACCAGCCCGTGCTTCACGCATTTGCGGATAATCACAGAATCCTCAACCGGAAAAGGTTTCAAATCTGACCGTATGGCTTCGAGGTTGGTCATCACTCAGCTGCTCCGTTACTCCACGTGGTCTTGTTGATGTTGATAAACACCAAAGACCGGCGATTGATCAAAGCAGGCTGGATGTAGCCTTCGCCCATCGTTACCTCAAGCATCGGGTTCAGCTCCGAGTAAACGGTTGTCTTGTAATACTGGCCATAAGCCTGCAATGCCTCCGTATTGGGAACCATGGGAACGGGCTTGTAGTAAGTCCAACCCAATTGGAGGGTCGGGGCCAGCGTGACAACATGTTCGTGCCAAGGCTTGATGGTCGTTTCCTTGCCATTCTTGTCCTGGATGGTGGCGTAGCTCTCCAGGACATAAATTTTCGGATAGCCCTTGGAAACCATGTAGGAGTTCACTTTGTCCAAAGTCACGTCAGTAGCTTGTACAACACCACCGGCGGTGATGGAAGCCAGCCTGTTCAGTGTTTTGGTCTGCAGGATCAAAGCTTCGAAAGCGGCCTGCTCCATGATGGCGACCATGGGTTTCTTCAAACCTTTCTTTGCGATGGCTTTCTGTTGCTTGATGATGTCAGCGATACCGTCAGCACTTGCTGAGGTGGCCCATGGTGTAGCAGCGCCCGCAAAGTTGGTAGCGGGTACGTTGAAGTTGATAACGTCAGCCGTAGCATTCTCTCCGTCAATTTCTGCAGGATAGGTCTTGACACCCTGGGAACCGATACGCAAAGCATCAATTTCAACCTTATAGTCCATGGCCGAATTGACAAAAGCCAAATCGTCATAAACCATGTCTACGAGATACTGAGCCGTGGACTTGTCTTGGTCGTTGGCGGCGGCAATGACTTTGAGGTCATTGTATTCGTTGATGGCCAGCTCGTCCTTTTCACGGGAAACGGAAATCTTATCCAGGCTTCCGGACCAGCTCCCGACAGTTTTACGGGTTTTCAGGGGAGCCTTCACATTGAATGCCACCCTTTCAGCGGCAACAGGTATCCCTTCGTCACCCTCGATACCCTTAAGGTCGAATTTAGGGGTGAATTTCAAGGGAAAAAGAACCGACCAGGCAAGACCGTTACCGGGCTTGTAAGAGTTCAGTTCGGCGTTCATCCCGACTTGGTCAAGATCGAACAGCGGTTTATTCATAACTCCCATGGTTAGACAGCTTTAATTCCGTTCAACAATGCCAGCACTTCCGCGGAAGCGTTGACGGTTTCTTTGCGCACATTGGCACCATTGACCAGTTTTGCGAGCTGGTCGCCCTTGCCGGCAAACACCGTGCTCCCCAAAAGGTATTCGGGGGTGTAGATGGGTGCAGGCTTGACGCCGGCAACACCGGCTACTGAGTCCTTTAAGACCACGTACATGTCGACTGCGAGGTTCTTGATGCCCTTGTAGGGAACGGCTGCAGAAGCCTTGATTTCGTTGGCACCAGGGGTAGCTTCTTCTGCGACAACCTTCAAAGCGTCTTCGGTGGTTGCGATGGCATCATAGTACCCGTAGGGCACTTCTTCCACGGCTTCAACACTTTCAACGGAGGACTGGAACAATACCGTCCCTTTCGGGATGACAATGCCCAGGGTCACTGTGACAACATCCTTGTCGTCGTTGGTCGTGGTGTCCACTTCGGTACAGGCTACGGCAACGTCTCCGTGAGCGATATTGTCGCCAACAACAACGCCGCTGCCTTTTTCAATTTCGATGGTGGTGTCAATAATGGCCACATCCTTTACCAGGCGATACGCCTTGATGGGGGCCAATTTGCCATCTTCATCCTTGCCAACAGCCAAGCTCTTGGGAAGGTCGAAGGACGGGTTGGGCACCAATCCACCACCCGGTTTTTCGCCCCAAATCTTTTCAAAGTAGATGGGTTCCACCGGATCAGGATTTTTGTAGGAAAAATTCACGTCCATGATGATAGTTAATTTTGGGTAAAACTTATTTCAAGCCCTGGATTGGGGCTTCAACCTTAGCTGCTGCCCTTTCGTCAATCCTTTTTTGCACCTCAGGCGAAACCGTTTCAGGCTCAGTTGTTGAGCTCCCACCTCCGACCTTGGTCATTTTCTTCAAACCATTGTTGGCCAACTCCTGGATGATCTCGGCAACACTTGTGTCCGTTTCGGCCATGTAAGCGTTGAAGTCGTCATCATCGGTGAAGCTCATCCTTTTGAAGTTTCTCAGGGCTTCGGCCTTTTGTTTGGGTGGAAGTTTGTCGATTTTCGCCTCAAAGAGGGTTGTGCGTTGCTCTGACAGCTTTGTCGATGAGAGCGTTGCCACCGTCTTGGTGAGGGTTTCAATCTGCTCACGCAATGCTTTCAGTTCAGCATTTTCTTCTTTGTCGGGTTTAGACCCCTCATCTTTGACCCACTTGCCATTTTTGAAGGTGTGGGCGGCGCCATCAATTTCTTTCTTGTCGCCTTCTTTGGGTTCTGGTTTCGGTTTCGCTGCGTTAATGACCCTTGTGGCCACTTTTTGCGACACCTGGAGGAATGGCAGAAACAACTCGATTGCGGTATCGATTTGTTGATCTGTGGCATCTGCTTGTAAGGTTCCGGCTATTTGGTTAGCGACACCTTCGAGCTCTTCTTCATTGAACCCCAACGATGCTACTTTGGGTTTCAGTTTACCTAAGACTTTTGTTTTCATAGGAACGTTTTTAGTTTTAAGAATGAAGTCTGCCGTCATCCAACAGACTTCATTCGACTAAAACCGTAAGAACAACAATCTGCGGTATGAAGTACAGCTTTGCTCACAAAAGTAAACAATAAATGAGTGCAATACACTCACTTGTGTTCAGTTGTTGAAAACTTTTTTAGAATGTTCAACAGCAAAATAAAATTGTGATGGATTTTAAGCGACAAACACCTCTATGACGGTGTAGTATTGCTGATAACCGTTTAAGTTCTCCATAAACTTTTCTGCTTCTTCTTTTGAATCAAATTCCTTCGCAAGAGCAACAGAAGCTTCAAGTTTGATGTTCTCAGAATAATCTTTTCCGGCAACGTACCGCTGATTGTCAAGGTTGTAGATAAGGTACTTCTTTATCATAGATAATGGTTTTATGTCTGAAAGAATCAACTCAAATCAAGTTTTTGATGTCGACTTCCTGTTTTAAGAAGCCTCGGTAGGCGTTCTGGAATTCATGAACAGTAGAGAATGTGAGGGTGAGTATTGTGTTAATCATCAATCCATCAAACATTGACACACTCATACAAATACGGAATTCATTGGTTGACTCATTGTGATGGATGAAAACCTCATTATGGCTGTTATATTTATCTTCAGCCGTAATTACAACACCTGGCATTGATTTGAGAACAATATCAGTTGTCAATTCAATCGGCTCTACATCCTTCACGTCAACATCGAGAAGAAGGGCGTCCTTCCCAACTTCAGACAGACCGACAAAGCATGAATCCAGGCTGGCCACCTGATAGGTTTTCCCTTTAACCTTCACAAGGTTTCCGAGACGTAATTCGATGGTTGAATCCATAGTACGATTTTTCCGTAAAGTTACTGAACCTTTGAGCGTTTACCAAAAAGTGTATCAACTATTTGCCGAAGTAACCTGGTGCCCTGTTTAAAAGGAAACCGTTACTATTATAATTTCCCTTCGTCTGCGTAGCTGTAATAGCTTTCTGCCGCCACAATAATGTGGTCAAGAAACTGGATATCCATGTTGTCGCAGGCTTGCTTTAGCTTATGGGTGATTTTGTCGTCCGCCATGCTGGGTCTTGGGTTCCCTGATGGGTGGTTGTGAACAAGAATAATACTCGAAGCCAGTTTGTCAAGGGCAAACTTTAGAATAATCTTCGGGTCTACAGTAGTTTCTGAAACCCCTCCCTTGCTGACCCTTTTCACATCCAAAACCCGGTGTTGGTTGTTCATCAAGAGCAACAGGCACTCCTCATGTTGAAGGTCGACCATCTTTGGGCTGACACACCTGTAGATATCCTTGCTGTTGCGGATTTGAGTCAACCCAATTACCGGCTCAGCCATTCTCCGCCTTGTCAGCTCCATGGAGGCTACAATCCTTGATGCTTTCTTTTGGCCAATACCCTTGAACTTCATTAGATCGTCCTGGGACATTTTGGCAAGGCCGATAATGTTGTTGCCAACAGCTGCCAAAATCCGTTTGCTCAGGTCCAGGACGTTCTCCCCTTTGCTGCCGGAGCCAATCACGATGGATAAAAGCTCCGCATTGGTCAATGACGCTGAGCCGAGTGTTTCAATTTTGCCCATGGGCTGATCTTCTAACGCCCAATCCCTAAGCATGAGCGGTGTCTGTTTCAAATCACTGTAATTCATTCCGTTTGTGTTTTATGGTTATTCATCAAATTCTGCAAAACTCATATCTGCGTAGTCCTCAATCATGACCACCAGTCCGTCAAAGTCCTCACTTGGGCCGAGGGTGTCGGCCAACGCCAGGACAGTAGTAAGAGATACACATAAATCCTCGGCCAGCGACTTTAAATAGTCCTTTCTGTTTTCGTAGCCGTTGCTCTTGTAGGGGTTTTCCATGGTTTTTCAACTTTTATTCAGTCCAATAATATTCATCAGGATTTTCTTCACACAAATTGGCCCACTCTTCTACGGTGTATAATTCTGAGTGGCAAAAGTCACAGTGGTATGCATCACCCAATTCATCAAGCTCGTGATACCACCCGCCAAGCTCGGTGCAATTTTTGCCGCAATTTCGACAGACTCTTTCTTCATCCATCTCGCCTTCAATGCCGGCGTCCGCCTCTTCGTCACTCTCGGTTACTATCATCCGTCCCTCTTTGGCTTCTTCTTCCAGGGCCGGCAAGCAAGCCATGTACAGGGCGTCAGTCGCAAAGACCGCCACCAGCTCTGAGTGGGCGCTTGATTCAAAATAGACTTTTATCATACTCTTGGTTTTAGGTTGTTATTCTTCTTCGTAGTCAAGGACGATATCCTCGAATTCTACTGCTTCAAAACCGTTATCGGGATAATCCCTGCGGCCAAAATGCTCGTTTTTTACTTTTTCGATGGCCTCTTTTTCTGACCAAGCTTTAACTTCACAACGAAGGTTTTTCAGCCTTTCGTCACTTCCATGATAGGTGATGTAATACGATTCCATAGTTGCATGTGCTTTAATATTGTACAATAAAGATACTATTAATAATGTGTTATATCAATATGTTTTCCCAATAAACGCACCATGTTAACAATGTTTAACTTTGCCATAACCTTAGAACAGTAGCTCGTTGGCCAAGTCACAGCTGGCATACTTGATTTCAAGCCTTTTGAGTTCAGCTTTGAACGCCGGTCCATGTGTTGCGTCACCCTTGGACAGTAGCAACTTCTGATGGGCAAATTCATGTAGTAAAAGATAGGCAGCCCCAAAGCTCCCGGTTTCGATGTCTAAGACTATCGTTGCCGGCTTTTTGGATGGAAGGTGGTATGAACAGTAGCCGCTGGCTCCGTTCAGTCTTTTGAAAGACAATGGCAAGGGGGAAACGTTTTCACTTTTGCAGATAAAAGCGTACAGCTCTCTGGTGATCCGCTTTTCGTTCTCAATGATATCCATGGCTCACCCCTCCAATATTTCAACTAAGAAATCCCTGTCATCACTGCTGAGGGCCAAACCCTGCTTGATTTTGTAGGCAACGCAGTAGGTACGGCCAGCCATCTTTATGGCCATTCTGTAGCAATCATCAACACCGGTTTCTACTGCAATGCCAATAAGCTCCTCAGCGTATCTGATGTCGTTGTTTCGCATGACTTCGAGTTCATGTCTGGCTTTGTCACGCTCTTTGATTGTTCCGGCACCATGTTCAAGAGCCTTGGTGTACTCTCCTACTTCAACCACACAGTCCAAATTGTGAAGGAGTGGAAAGTCATTCTTGATATTCTCAATCAATTTTGGAATCTCGTCCCCGAAAGCATCTTTGAAGTAACCATTGCCCTGGTTGAGGGCGTTTAGAAGTTCAATCTCCTGAGCTTTGCTGATAGTCTTGGTTCCCATAGTACAGGTATTAAGTGGGTTAATAGTGTACTATAAAGATAATATAAATGAGTGTAATGCACTCACTTAATGGTGATAAAATACCACAGTTAACTTTAATTAACCGTAAACAATTGGCGTCTATGTGTCTTTTGAAACAACAGCATAGACTACCCTTTCGACTCCTATTTAACTGTGAATTAGATTCTTATTTCAATGATTTTACTGGTGTCAATACCTAGGATATCTACAACCTTTACCATGATTTTGTACTTGCCCGGCTTTTTATAATCATGAGGAACGCTTGAAAACTCTATGGTCGCATTTTTCTTTGTACGATAGCTTTGCCATTCGTTCTCGAACAAGTAGTTCCCCGTCCACCTTTCAACAATCTCGCCATTTTCGTTCTTTACCTTAATAATCTCTTTCTTGTCCTCGTAATTAAAGTCAATTGCCCAATAGTCAATCCAATCAAACCAGTTTTCTGTCAAAATGGTTCTAGAAATTATTCCATTGCCATCCTTGGATATCTTCACTATCTGCCCATCCTCAAAGACAACCTTTGTGCCAGCCCTCATAGATTGCTGGATGTCTTCTATATCATCTTGAGTATAGTGTGTAACAAAATCAGTCAGTTCAACGGTTACTATGGTTCCTTTGATTCGTTCTTTGGTGTTAAGATATGCAACATCGTAAAACTTTGCCTGTCCCTTATCAACTGCTCTTATGTCAAAAACATCTCTTGGGATATACTTCAACGTGATGGATACACCCAATTCTTTCAGCTCCTGAATAAACTGAGGTGTAAGCCCCATTTCAAATTCAAAACCGAGAACATCAACCTGGGTGTAAAGCTTCTGAGTACATTCGTCAAATATTTCCATCAAACGACTTTGCGTTACTGGCACATCAAGCGGTCCAACATGAACAAAGCGACCAGCCTTGGTTCCATGAATTGTTGAATGTCCATCAACTCGTTTTGCTTTGTATGCCTCTAAAATCAAATCAATATAGGAATCTTCTTTAGCCTTAAGCTTTCCATTTGTCAGATCATCCATAAAGAATTGACGTTCATATTTTCCAAGATTGAGTATCTCAAATGCTCTAAAATCTTTTCCTGCATCTTGTAGTTCGCGTTGGACTCCAATCATTCTTTTGCGAGTGGTATGAATCGCAAAACGACCCAAATCTGCGGTTATCCATTTTCTTCCCAACCTTTCTGCGACAGCTGCTGTTGTTCCGCTGCCACAAAAGAAGTCGGCAATTAAATCCCCTTCATTGCTGCTTGCTTTGATTATTCGTTCTAAGAGGGCTTCTGGTTTTTGAGTTGCGTATCCTGTCCTTATCTCTGATTGTGAGTTCTCATGTGATATATCATTCCAAACGTCATCCATATAATAACCGTCTGCCTCTTCTAAGAAATGTTTTATTCTTAGTTTTCCATTACTTGTAACATATATTCTGCCCTCTTTTTTAAGCCTTTCAATTGTATCAGGCGTTGTTGCTGTTCCAATTTTTTCATCCTTAAAGTGTCTCCCATTTTCGTCAATTTTACTAAATCTTTCTTTCAAATAATCTTTAGTATATGGTATTTTCTGAGGGTTATAACGAAGTAAATCAGACTTTGAAAAATATAATATATCATCGTGACTCCTTCCAAGGCTTGTTTGTCCTTTAAAACCCGAAGGAGTCATACTTCGCCAAATTATATGTCCTCTAAAATTATTCTCACCATAAATATCCATTAATATTAATCTTAAAAATCCTACGACTCTCCAATCACAATGAACAAAAATACTACCATCCTCATCTAATAAATTATGCATTAATTTTAATCGTTCATACATCATACTTAGATATGAGGAGATGCCTTTCCCCCAAGTATCACGGTATGCGATTTCTTCAATTATACTTTGTTTCTTTTCTGCTGTCTCTCCACTAATTTCAATATCAAAACCAAAATCGGTACCTACTGCAAATGGAGGATCAATGTAAATAAGCTTTAATCCCCCCTCCTTCTCAATATCCTCTCTTAGAGGGCCATTAGCTAATGATGAAAGTATTAATTTGTTGTCACCCCAAATGAGTTTATTTGTCCAGCCCTTGAGTTGCCTGCCTCTCATATCAAACATTTGGAACATATCTCCTTCTTGTTTGGATTCCTTGCGAGGCTCGTCAATATGCTCAATGCTGTGGAATGGAAGGGAAATGTTTGACACTTCTTCTTTTCGCCCGTTCCAGAACAAAAAA